TGGGGGGGGGCCCAACCCCCCCCGATCATAGAACAGGAGGGAGGTGTGAAGATGTGGGAAAAAGTAAAAGAAAACCTCAAAGAGCAAGGTTTTCTTTCGTGGTGTTCATTGGCCGTCGCAGTCCTCGCACTACTCAAAGCAATTTTATTTGAATAGGGCAATAATGGCGACGATAAGGGCGAGAATGGCAATCCAGTTATCAATCAAATATTTCTTTATGGAGCGTCGTTGCACCTGTTTGATGACGGATTCGCTGATCTCTGCTGCAAGTTTTTGATAGTCGTCCATGCTTTCACCTCCTGTCAGTCGGAAATGGTTGCACATTCCATTATACGGCAGGAGGGGCAGCAGGACAAGAATAAAAGCCGAAACGGAGGAACTTCCTCCGTCAGTGTCCGGATGGCGACCGACACTCTGACGATGGCAAGCCGAAAGACATCGGACAGGATACCGTGAAAACATGGCAGCGGTCTCACCTGCTAGAAAGTGAGTGGACGGATGACAGGTTTTTCTTGATTTTTTAATGTGAAAAATCAAAACACGGTAGACATCGCCGGATAGAGGTGAGCAGGTTGAAAAGACCGAGAGAGCCGCCAGAGCAGGAGGATGCGAGGATGTGGAATCTTTATAAAAAATATGATTGGTGGTCTGTTTTAGAGGGGTTGGAAAAAGTGACAGACTACTACATCAACGGAAATGAAAAGGATAGTCAGTATTGGGATTTTTATAGTGAGCAAATCAATGAAATGGGAATTATTGCGAGCGATATGTATGAGGAAATGCAGCAAATCAAGAGCCGTCTGTATTTACGGTATGATTTGCCGTACAAGAAACTTGAGTTTTACGAGGAGGACGAGGCAGGAGACCACACGGCGATCTCGTGGTGGAACACTGCTGCATGTATGCTAACAGACATTGACATGGTTAGCTTGATAAGCAGTGAAAATCCCGACTTTTATGGAGATTATTGGGATTGCTTACATGAAAAAGAAAAACGTCTCAAATCGTTGGAACGTCTGACAAAAAAACAGCAGATGTCACTGTACACGGAGGTTGTCGGGTTTATTACACGGTATAACGATTTGATGACAGCATTTGAGACGATAACAGCGACAATAAGAGAACTTGAATATCATCAATCATTCATGATAACAAAAGACGGTGTCGTTGCGCCGGACGAGGCGTATTTATAAACACGATTAAGAGAGGAGGAATGAGCATGGAAATCGGGAGGATATTGCCGACAGAGGCAGCAGCAATCCTCAATGTGTCGCCGCAATTCGTCCGGATAGCAATGCAGCAGGGGAAACTTCCGATCGGAACGGCGATTCAGATGTCATCAATTTGGACATATCACATTTCGGAAAAGTTACTCGCGGACTATTCCGGAAAGAACATAGAAAAGGAACTTGAGAAGATCAGAGAAAAGTAGGAGGCAGCAGGCAAATGGAAAGTAGAGCGTGTTATGGGTATTACGGGGAGGGGCATGGATGCACTGGCGAGAATCCACCAATGATACATAAAAGAGGATGGAGGTTCATGGATTTTCATTTTGAGGTAAAAGGGAAAGGATTCACTCATGTGGAAATTAAGGCTTGCGACTATGCTCATGCGATGAAACAACTCAAGAGGTGGGCGAAACGTGACGGCTTTGAAATTGTGGGAGACAAAAAAGGATTTGAGAATCAAAGAAATTGAAACGGATGCAAGTCATCCGTCTGCGTGAGACTGACCGCCACGCACTGATGAGACAGGTCATGAGAGGAGGACACAGAATGTCAAAGGACGAGAGAAAGAAACTGATTGAGGCAATGGCAGAAAAGTTCACCGGAATGGACGCGGAGGACAAAGCATTGATTGTCGGGTATCAACTCGGAAAACAGGAGGAGCGTCAAAGATGGGAACGAAGGCAGGAGGCAGTTGCGACGGCATAACGGCAGCAGACAGAGGGAACGCCCTGTCGATGACGGCAGGGCAGCAGGAAAAACAAGGCGAGAGCCTTTAAAAATAAAATTGCAGGGCATGTAAATCGGGAGGCGTGGTTGCAGCCGCACCTCCCAAAAAAAGGCAAAAGAAAAGGAACTCTTGCAGGAGTTCCGATTCGTTGCTCGACGTGTGCACCGAAACAAATTTGACTAACCTCATTATACCAAATGAGGGCGCATACGTCAACAGAAAACAGCGGAAAGTCCGCACAAAATCAAGGTTTTTCGGGGGTCTTTAGCGACCTTGTAATAGATAGTAACATGTCAACGAAAAGCCGGAGGGAGGGTGCAGACAGAGAGCAGAGAGGACGTGTGTGCAGGGTGAAAGGAAAGAAGAAAAAGAGGGGGTTGGTGTTCATCCCCTACGATTACGAGGCAGCGTTCAATAAGAGCATAGAGGACATTCATGAGTATTTCGTGGAGCAGATGCTCAAGAACAGATACAAGTGTGTATATGCCTTGAAAGAGATCACAGCAGGAGAGCAGTTTGAAATCGAAATATATCCGGAGTTCAAGATGATGGATGATGTTCCGGAGGCAGGCAGACTAAAGAGGGATAATTCAAAGGCACAAAAGAACCTCAATGATAAAAATGCAAGGAAGTATGTGGAACGTCTACTCAACCATAATTTCGGGGATTCTGATATTTGGATAACTCTGACATACAGTGCAGGGAATGAACCGAGAGACATGGCAGAGGCAATCCGGAATATGCAGAACTACATCCGGAGGATTGCGTATCAGAGGAAAAAAAGGGGGTTGCCTCCGGTAAAGTACATATACATCACAGAGTATTCTCCGGAGCAGGAAATCAGATGGCATCATCATCTCGTGATGGACGGCCTGCTCGATATGGACACAGTGGAATCCACATGGAAAAAGGGTCGCCGGAATGAGACGAGAAAGCTTGAGAAAGATGAACACGGTCTCACTGGAATGAGCATCTACATCACCAAAGAAAAGGACAGAAAAAAGGGAGAAAAGAGGTGGAACTCCTCACAGAACCTCAAACAGTTCCGTGTCCGGAAAGTCCATTCAAAGAGGCCGACAGCGACATCGGGAACGTATAAGCCTATTCAGAAGTATGTGGATGGATTCGTCAGAGACAGAGAGACAATCAGAGAGCAGATGCTCAAATGGTATCCGGACTATGATTTCACGGATTCCGGAGTATATTACAACGATTTTAACGGGATGTTTTACATCAGAGCAAGAATGAGGAAACGGAGGAAAGAAGATGGAAAGACGGAGGAGAGAAAGACATAAGCAAATCCGCGAGGGAATCATCATCACATTGACGATTGTTGTGGTGGTCTGCGATATGGCAGCGGTAATAAAAGAGAATCAGCGGCAGCAGGCACAGGAAAGGGAGAGAACGCGGCAAGAGTCCATTGAGCGGATTCTGAATGCCGAGAGCATTGCTGATATGTCCGCAGGCGTGGAGCATGAGTTCCGGAACGTGAGAGAGGCGGCAGGGCAGCAGGAAACAGAACCGGACGTGTTCGCATCCATGTCAATGGACTATGGAGACGAGATTGAGGGTTTTGTCTATTACGAGATACCGGAGGAGTATCAGAGAGCCGGAGGCTATTTTCCGATTGAAGTGCAAATGTATACATATTGCCTTTGCGAGCAGCAGGGCGTGAGATATGCGCTGATTGTGGCGATGATAGAGCGTGAATCCGGTTATCACTACGATCGCATCGGAGACGATGGTGAGAGTGTCGGATACATGCAGATCATGCAGAAATATCACAGCGAGCGGATGGAGGAACTGTCGTCGACAGACCTGCTCAATCCATATCAGAACATCAATGTCGGAGTGGACTACATGAGGGAACTCATTGAGAGATACGGAACGATTCAAGACGCGCTTGCGGTCTACAATTACGGGGCGACAGGGGCGAGGGAAAGGCTGTGGAGCAATGGGATATACGTCTATTCCTACAATGAGGGCATCATGCAGAGGATGAAAGAGATTGAGGAGGAATTGGGAAACGGGGCAAGCAATTAAAAGAATGCTGCACATGTTCAAGGTTAAGGATTGCAGGCATGTGTGTCTGTTCTGCGAGTATTTTGACATGTGCAAGGAAGATTATGAGGTGAATGAGATGAATTTGAAATATGCAATGAGGAGCGAGGACACGGAGCAGATCGCAGTCATCCAGTGGGCGCAGTACAACATGAACCATCATCCGGAATTGAAATGGCTTTTTCACTGTCCGAATGGCGGCAGCAGGAATCAGAAAGAGGCGGTCAAACTCAAACAGATGGGTGTCAAGGCAGGGGTGAGCGATCTCTGTCTCCCGTATCCGAAAGGGATTTACTGCGGACTGTTCATCGAAATGAAATTCGGGGATAACAGGCAGCAGGCATCACAAAAGGAATTTCTAAAGGATATGACAGAGGCAGGTCATTTCGTGGCGACTTGTTATTCGATGGAGGAGGCAATCAGTGTCATCACGGAGTATCTGAATTTGAAAGATGCGACATTTGGAGATTCATACGCGGAGTTTTTGGAACAATTCGGATGCAGGCCGGAGGAGGTCGGTCAGAAAATGAAAATTCCGAATAACAGCATCCTCAAGGATGGCAAGGTCAAGGGAGGAGGTAGCAGCAGGTGACAAAGTGGCAGCGGATAGAAAAGCAGACAAAGGATTTGAAACGGTTTCTTAAAAAGTGCGAGACGGCAATCAGACAGATCAAATTCGGTTTCAAGCCTCCAATCGTGAACGGGTTCGGTCAGTGTTCCGGATGCTACAATCCGGACGACGGGCAGCTTGAGGAGCGGTGCAGGGCGTGTCCGTACAATGAGTATTTTGTGGAGGGAGGTGCAGGAGCGGCGCAATGGGGAGCATAAAGAAAGCAATCATTGTCGGGATAATAACAGGATTCGGCCTTTATATCGTGTTTTATAACGTCGGGAAACAAATGCACGAGATTAGATCGTGCATGAGCGGTCAGAACCGCAGAGGATAACAGGAAAACAAATAACAGGAGGAAATGAATCATGAAAACTATTGCAGTGATGTCTCCCAAAGGGGGAATCGGAAAGACCACCACATCGGACAGTATCGCCTATATTTTAGGCGAGGAGCAGGGAAAGAAAGTTTTAGTCATTGAGGGCGATCAGCAGGGCGACACCTCCGAGACATTCGGATGTTATGAACCGGAGGGGATTGGAATGAGCGAACTGATTGAAAATCATGTGAATGTCGGGGGCAGGTTCAAGACAACCGACCTCATAAGGGCGACAGAGTTCTCCCATATAGACATCATTCCGGCGAATGGGTATCTCATGCAGACGGACATGAATCTGCTCATGAAAAGCGAGGACGAACAGATTCACCGCTTGAGGAATGCGTTGCAGGAAGTGAATGAGGTATATGACTATTGCATTTGTGATTGCGGCAGGCTTTTCGACATGGTGGTGATAAATATTCTTGTGGCAGCAGATGCCGTCATCGTTCCGGTAAAAGTCGGAGGGTATGAGGTGAAAGCCTTGCAGAGCATATCAGAGCAGATCGGAGACATCAATCCGGATATAAAGATCAAGGCAATTCTGACAATGAGGCAGAAAAACAAGACATCGCTTGAGTTTGAGGACTGGCTCAAAGACGCATCCGGATATGATGTGTTCGTCACTCCGGTGAGGCGTTCGATCATCGCAGAGAGGGCGACGATCGCAATGCAACCACTCCCGAAGTTCTCGCCTCGCTGCATAACATCGCAGGACTATCGAAACATTGTTCATGAACTCATGAGGGAGGTGTGACTGTGGCAGGATTTACGGCAAAACACAAAAAGGGAAAAGTGAGTTTCACATATACCGGAGACTTGCAGGAGTGTATTGACAAAGCAGAAAAGGAACTTGAGTCCAAACAGGGAAGTCAAGAACGTGTTTTTCTCATGTGGCAGTATGAACGGGCAAAGAAAGCACTTGACACCTACAACCGGAGAATCGAGGACTTGAAAAGTTTTATTCCTTTAGCGAAAGAGGAACTCGAACGGAAAAAGCAGGAGGTAGCAGGATATGAAAAAGACGTATAAAATATTAGACCTTTTTTGCAAGGCAGGAGGAGCAGGCGAGGGGTATCACAGAGCCGGATTTGAGGTCGTAGGGGTCGACATCTTCCCTCAACCGAATTATCCCTACACATTCTATCAAAGTGATGCAATCGACTTTTTGAGACAGCATGATTTGACGGAGTTTGATGCGATTCATGCCTCACCGCCTTGTCAAGCACATACAAAGGCGCAAGCACTGTCAAAAGGTAGGAATAACGGGAAATATGGTGAGCATCCGGATTTTATACCGCAGACACGAGAAATTCTCAAGAAGATAGGAAAACCATACATAATTGAGAACGTAGACGGCGCACCTTTAATCAATCCGATTGCATTGTACGGGTCACAGTTTAAGAACCTATACACACAGAGAAAACGGCTTTTTGAGAGCAACATCGAACTCCGAACACCGGACGCGCCGATGGTGCAGAAAAAGACACCGACCGCAGGGAATGGATTCGGAGAGGATGGATTCATCGCTATATGTGGGAGCGGAGGCGTGAGGGGAATGAATAGCAAGCAGATTCCTCTGTATTGGGGGTTTGCATTAGGAGGAATTGACTGGATGACGAGAGCGGAACTTGCAGAGGCGATTCCTCCGGCATATACAGAATTTTTAGGAAAGCAGTTGATTGAGTACATAAAAGAACAGGAGGAAAAGTGATGGCAACAGGATATAGTGTCATGGACGCATTAAACAAACATACAAAGGCAGGAGTTGACGATCCGACACCGAAAGCGAAGTTTCGGACGAAAGACCTTTCGATTTTTAAGATATACGCAAACGAGGGCAATTTCTATCCGCAGGAGGACATCGAGCAGAAAGCCGGAGAGATTCTCTCGATGGGGATGCTTGAAAATCTCGTCGTAAAATATGAGCCTGCGGAGGGAAAAGGCGAATACAAACTGATTTCCGGAGAAAGACGTTGGAGGGCGTTGCACATGCTCGTCGATCGCGGATATAAAGAGTTTGAGTTTGCAACATGCAATATAATCGCACCGACCACATCACAGGAGGAAAAGGTTGCGCTCATTATCGCCAACAGTCACCGCAGTAAAAGTATGGAGGTTATGATTCGGGAGGAGCAGGAACTCAAGGCGACGCTTGAGGACATGAAAGCGAATGGCATTGAATTAAAAGGCTATAATCTGCAATCCGGTCGCCTACGAGATGTGATTGCGGAATTGCTCAATGTATCAAAGACAAAGATTGCGCAGATCGAGGCAGTCAGCAACAATTTGATTCCGGAGTTCATGGAGGAATTGAATAAAAAGCGTCTGACGTTCTCTGCTGCCTATGAGTTGAGCGGAATGTCATCAGATGAACAGAGGGAGGCGTTGAATGTCCTTATAGAGACCGGAGAACTCACCTATCAGAGAATCAAGGAAATGAAAGAGGAAAAAGCGGCAGAGGCAGCAGCGAAGCAGATTGACGGTCAAATAAGTATGACGGACATGGAGCAATCCGGAGACACGCCTCTTTCCTATCATGGAGATGTGATCGGTGAGGGAGAGCCGGAGCAGGTGTCAGAATCAGACACAGGGCAACAGGACATAGGTTTTTCCGGAATGAATGAGCCGGAGGCAGCAGGCGAGGAATATCAGACACCACATCCGGAGGGAATCACTTCTCTGTGCTATTCCTGCACAAAATACGAGACCTGCAATGTAAAGACGGGAACATGTACCTCCTGCGATCAGTATGAAAACAGGGCAGAGGCAAATAAGACAGAAGAGCAGAGATATTCAGAGGAGCAGGATGCGATCGACAGGGAGACACAGAAAAAACTCCGTGAAAAGGCAGACGAGGAGCGGATGAACAATATTCCGTCTGAATCCGGCGAGAACGGTCAGAAAGTGCATCAGATTCGCCTCGGAGAATCCTTTTTTGAGGATGCTTGCAGCAATGCAAAGAGTTTTGAACTTCGGAAGAATGACAGGGGATATAAAAAGGGCGATATTCTTGAGTTGATGGAATTTGCGAACGGCAGGAATACGGGGAGGATGGTGAGGAAACTCGTGACATACATTCTCGAAGATTACACCGGACTTGAGGATGGATATTGCATCATGGCGACGGCACTTGTCGACAAAGACGATGAACCGTTGCAGAATGCAAATATAGGTCAGATATGCGCAGATATAAAGGCAAACGGCGACGGGTATATCGACGGAGGAGAGGAGTTCATCTTGATTGACAAAGCTGTGAGCATAGTGCGAGATGGCGGCAGAGAATGACAATGAGGCAGGAGGGAAAGAAGATTGAAAGAGGATGGAATTGTTGTCATGAGCCTTTTTGATGGAATCGGAACGGGTTTGCTTGCGTTGAAAAATGCAGGAATCAAAGTCAAAAAGTATTATGCAAGTGAAATCGAGGAAAAGTCGATGATAGTGGCAAGAAACAACCATCCGGAGATAGTCGAGATTGGAGATGTTAAAAAGATATGTGTCGACGAGTTTGAAAAAATAGATTTACTGATTGGGGGTTCTCCATGTCAAGGATTTTCAAGAAATGGGAAACATGGGAATTTCGAGGACAAAAGGAGCGGACTTTTCTTTGAGTGGTTGCGGATATGGCGCAAAATATATGAAAAGAATCCAGATGCGAAATTTATGCTCGAAAATGTCCGAATGAAAAATGAGTGGATGGATGTGATTAGCGATGAGACAGGAGTTGACCCTATCATAATCGACAGTAGGGTACATACACAACAAGCGAGAGAAAGGACATACTGGACAAATATCGTCGGAGTGAGCCAACCACATGAAATAAAGACAGATATCAGAGATTTAGCAGAAAAAAGAGATACGACCGGATGGATGGAAATTGATGGAATTAAAATCGACCCATTGATAACACACGACGAGCGGCTATTGATTTCTAAGGTGGGTGATGAAATCAGAATCAAACAGGCGACAAAAACCGGATACATTATTGCGAAAGAGGGAGACGGAATCAATCTGTGTTTCCCTAAGAGCAAGACAAGGAGAGGGAGGGTGATAAAAGGCAAGATGCCGACGTTGGACTGTCAATGCAATGTATGCTTTCTTTTAGACGGAGTAATAAGAAAGGCAACGGTGACGGAATGCGAGCGACTTCAAGGCCTGTCAGATGGATATACAAAAGGATTTAGTGATTCGGATAGAAAAAGGATGATTGGAAACGGATGGAGCGAAATGACAGTGAGGCATATTCTATCGGCATTGAAAGAGAGAGGAGAGAAATCATGAGAAAGAAACAATTTGTAGCAGTTTTCAAGAACGCCATTGCGAACCATGCGGCATATATCGGAGTTGGCATTCAGACAGAGGGCAACAGTCGTCCGGAAATTATTATAAATCCGATCGAGAACTTCGGGGAGAAATTAAAATATTATCGCGCTGCATACGACGAGGACATGGTGCTTGTTTCCGCAAAGGGAAAGAAAGACATCCGAATCATTGCGGTGGCGTGGGGTGATTCATTCTCCGATATTGAGTTCCAGTTGACAGAGAATCGTCCGGACTGGAAAAGGACGATCTCGGATGCGGTTGACAGGGTGGTGAATCGGATGCTTGAGGAAAATGCAGATGTGACCAAAGAACAGCGTGACGCATGGGATGCAATTCTTGAGGGATACAAAGAGCAGTTCTTTTCTCGCAGGTATAGCATCGGACAACAGAGGTTTATCACAGAGAATGCGGAATTGTATGAGGATATGTTCGAGACCTGCATGAACGGTAGCAATGAGGAGTTCAAAGAGAAGTTCCTGCACCTGTCAAAAGAGTTGAATAATCATGTATGAGGAGGTAAGAGATCAATGAATATATTAAATGCAATCATAATCGGAATCGGAATTGTCATCGGGTTGATCGTACTGACGGTTTTGGTGGCGTTCTTGGTGGAGTTAGTAAAAGCGTTTGCGGCAATCGGGAAGAATAAGAGCGAGAGAGGAGACGTGAACAATGGGTCTCATAGGGATGATTGAGGAGGCGGTGAGGCTTGACGCGGAATTATTAAGGATTCGGAGTCTTGATGCAGATGCACCGGAGGCGCAGGAACTAAAGAGAAGAATCAGCAGAATTGCGTCAAACACAGGGAATAGTCCGGCAGCAGTGGCAGCGGCGATCGTAAGCGATATGATGGCAGGTGAAACAGCGGAGGAGGCAATTCATAAATTGGAGGCAGGGAGAAAGGGATGGATAAAGGAAGTTGAGAAAATCATCAACAGAATGAGGGCATCCGGCAGGAGCGAGGAGAAGATCAAGAACTATGTGGAGCAGGCAGCGGAAAGAGCGACTATAAGAGGGAGGTGATTGAGGTGGCTGAACAGACGGAAATGACGGTCATTGAAAAAACATCTCTGTATCTTGAAAATTATAATGAGATGCAGAGATATATTGCAGAGGCCGTCAGTGAGGTGTCGCAGGTAGAGAATGCAGACCTATACAACATATCAGCAGAGAGAGCGTTCCTCAAGTCAATACGGGAATGCAAGGCAGAGACGGTCATCCTGTTAGAACATATCAACAAAGCACTGGATGCACTGGAAAAGGAGACCACGGCAGCAGGCGAGGAGTACAGATTCGACGCTCTCCGGATGAAATACATTGAGGGCAAGACATACGAGGACATCCGGAACAAATGGAACTGCGGAAAGAATGCGCCGAAACAGTGGTGTAAAACAATGATCGAGCGTCTGTCGGTTAAGATATTCGGCGCGAAAGCAATCGAAAATCGAGCAGTTTGCCGTGAAAATGCCGTGAAAACACCGTGAAAAAGGCGTGAAAATGCCGTGAAAAGATGGTGAACAAAAGGGAAAAATAAAGTGTTAAAATGATAGAGTGAACAGTTGTGAGGAGCGGTCGCAGAGATGCGGTCGCTTTTTTTCTTGCCCTGTTCGCCCTCCTGTTATCGGGGCAACAGGACGAGAGCCTGTTGCCTTATTCCAAACAGCAGGCGAGAGGAGTGAGAGAGTGCTTTATAAAATATGCAGGTGTGGCGCATTGATACCGCAGACGATGAAGTGTTGCGAGAAGTGTGCGCAGCAGGAGCAGTCGAGGCATGTCATATATAACAACACGAGGAGAGATCAAAGGGCAGCAGAGTTCTATGTCTCAAAGGAATGGAGAGACCTGCGACCGTTGATATTCAGTGCGTTTGATTACATTGACATCTATGCGATGTATGTGTTCGACGAACTCGTGACACTGACAGATTCCGACCCGATACATCACATCGTTGAACTTGAGGAGGACTATTCGCGGAGGCTCGACCCGTTCAATCTCATACCACTCAACCATGACACTCACACGACGGTCACAGCACTGTATAAACGAGACAAGGCAACCATGAGAGCAACACAAGCGAGGATTCGACAGGTGATTTTGTGTCACTTCAAAGGGGCAGGGGGTATCGAAAAAGTTTTCAGTCGGCTCGGTTTAGTCGCACCCCCTCCATGATTCGGAGAAAACTCCCCACGAGAATTTCAGATATAGGGGTCTCCGAAAGGGGTGTCAGAATGCGACACAGCATCAGCTAAAACCACGACGGAAAGGGGGTTGTTGTTGCTATGGCAGGAACAAGACAACCGACCGATTTGGTGGTTTTGAAAGGAAAAAAACACCTCACAAAAGCCGAAATTGAGGCTCGAAAAAATGCAGAGGTCACAGCACCAAATGATAAGGTAAAGCCTCCGGCATACCTGTCGCCGGAACTTAAAAAGAAATTCCGGAAACTGGCGAAAGAATTGCTCCAAATAAAACTCATTGCAAATGTGGACTGTGACGCACTTGCGAGATTCTTGATTGCACAAGACAAATATCTTGAGGTTACGAAAAAACTCAAAGAGATTCCTCTCACTGTCATGATTCCAGTGTATTCGGAGCAGGAAAATCCGGAGACTGGAAAGAAAGAACGGGTCAAGACGGGAGAACGGGAGGTCGTGAATGGGGAGCATGAGCGTCTCCTAATAATTCAAGATAGATGTTGGAAACAGTGCAGGCAGGGAGCGAGCGATTTCGGCTTGACGGTTTCTAGCAGATGTCGGCTTGTTGTACCAAAGGCGCAACCGCAGAAACCAGAGAACAAGTATGCGAAATACGCAGACTGACACATGGGGAAAAAGGTTGAGATCATAGACCGCTGCACACAGTACGCAGTGGATGTCGTTGAGGGGCGCGAGATCGCAGGGGAATATGTCAAACTTGCCTGTCAGAGACACCTTGACGACCTTGAAAAGTCAAAAGCCGCACCGTATGTCTATTATTTTGACGTTGAGCAATCAGAAAGAATTATAAATTTCGCGGAGGAACTCGTCATCGCAGAGGGAGACGAGGAGCAACCTGTCGAATGTTATCCGTTTCAATGCTTTATTTTAGGCTCTTTGAACGGATGGAGAAAGAAGATTGCAGACCCGAAAAGCGGTGTTCATCACCGCAGATTCAGAACGTCATACGTCCAGTTGGGGCGGCAGAACGGGAAATCGTTCATCAATGGCATTCTTGCGGCCTATTATGGAAATTTTGACAGATATAAATACGGACAAATATATTGTGCGGCCACAAAACAGGAGCAGGCCAACATTGTCTTAAAAGAAATTATCAAATTCATAAACAGCGATGAAGAATTGGGAGCGTGGTTCAAAGTCCACGAGCATAGCAATTCGATTGATTGTCTGCTGACGCATTCGGTCATTAAAGCATTATCGGGAGATACAAAGTCGGCCGATGGATTGAGGCCGTATCTCGGAATTGTAGACGAGTACCACGCCCACAAAACGAATCAGATATATAAACTTTTTGAGGGCGGTATCAAAAAACTGAAATCGGCATTGATTTCAGTCATCACGACAGCCGGATTCGATCTGAAATCGCCATGTTACAAGTTATACGAGTATTGTTGTAACCTCCTCAAAGGCGTATCGGAGAACGATGCGCAGTTTGTATATATCGCGCAGATGGATGAGGGGGATGATATATGGAATCCGGATAATTGGATAAAAGCGAATCCTCTCCTCGCTTTTGATGCAGATGCGGTTGAGAACATGATTCCGGTGGCATCAACTGCGAAAGACATGGGAGGGGAGGACTTGAGAGACTTCCTTGTCAAGCAGTTGAATAAATGGATTCAGTGGTCGAATCATCAGTACATTAAAGACATTAAGAAGTGGAAACGGTGCGCAGTTCTCAAAACGCTTGAACATTTCAGAGGCGCAAAGTGCTATGTCGGTGTTGACCTATCGTCCGGAGGCGATCTCACGTCGATCGCCATTGTCATTCCGTTCGTGGACGAGGACGGAAACAAGAAATATTTTGTCAAAACACACTCTTTCATCCCTGCGAGCAGGGTGGACGAACACATCAAAACGGATAAAGTTCCTTATGATGTGTGGATTGAAAAAGGACTTGTAACGCCTACATACACACTTGGAGGAATCAAGACAGATTACAAGTATATTTTGACATATTTGCAGGGATTGATTGAGGAATACAACCTCAAGCCTCAAATGATATGTTACGACCCACATAACGCGTCAGCGTTTCTCGGAGACCTTGAGGCGATGGGATGGGATTCCATGTCTATCACACAGACGGCGAAAGAACTGAATGACGCGACCGTGGATTTCAGACTTGAAATTCTCGCCGGAAATGTTGAGATCGAGGGAATTGAGGTCGGAGTGAAAAAGAAAGTCGTTCCGGCAGATGAACTCCTCACATGGTCGATCGCAAACGCAAAGACCATCTCAAATAATTACGGGGAAATAAAGATTGACAAGGACATCACAGAGGAAAGAATCGACCCGATTGACGCAATTATTGACGCATGGAAACTCGCAATGAAAAGTGAATACAAGCCGGATGCAAATGATCTGATCGACGAATGGCTTGCAATGAAAGAGAAATATGAAAAGGACGGAGGTGAGAACCGATGAATCCATTCACGACAGCGTACAACAATTTACTGGAAAAGTGGAGAAATAGGAATGGTGTAGCAGATGCAACAGAGCCGGAATCATACAGAACATTCGGAATCAATTCCGAACAGTTTCTCGGTTTTTTGGGTATCAAGAAACGAAAAAAACCTCTGTCAGAGGTAACATATTTCACATGCCTCAAAATGTTGTCGGAAACACTGGCGAAAATGCCTGTTAAATTCTATCAGAGCACAGAGGAGGGAATCATCGAACCGGGGGAAACAGAGGTCTCTCGTCTTTTGAAAACGAGACCGAATCCGTTCATGACACCGACGACGTTTTGGAACACCGTCGAGATGAACCGGAATCATTATGGGAACGCATACGTCTATATCCGGAGAAAATTTGTCCGGAAGAAATATGGAGGAACTCTCAAGGTATTGGATTTATGGGTGATGCAATCAAATTGCACACAGATCATCGTTGATGATGCCGGATATTTTGGAGGAGTGGGGAGGATTTGGTACATATACACAGACCCGACAAACGGGAAAAGGTATGTTTTAAGTACGGACGAGGTGATGCATTTTAAGACATCACACAGCCTTGACGGAATAACCGGATTGCCTGTGCAGAAAATTTTGCAGGAAACAGTGAACGGGGCAGCGTCATCACAGGAGTTCATGAACAAGATGTATGAATCGGGTTTGACTGCGAAAGCAGTGCTCGAATACACAGGGGAACTCAATGACAAGGCGAGAACGGCTCTCCGCGAATCTTTCGAGGAATATGGGAACGGCTCGAAGAATACCGGACGAATCCTGCCTGTGCCGCTTGGGATGAAACTGACACCCCTCGACATAAAGCTGACAGATTCACAGTTTTTTGAATTGAAAAAATATACGTCGTTACAGATCGCGGCGGCGTTTGGAGTAAAACCGAATCAGATCAATGACTATGAAAAATCATCATATAGCAACTCGGAAATGCAGCAGTTGTCATTTTACGTTGACACGATGCTTTTCATCATAAAGCAGTACGAGGAGGAGATCAATTTCAAACTCCTCACACCGGAGGAGCAGGACGAAAAAAAGTATTTCAAATTCAATGAAAAAGTCCTTTTCCGGACAGATTCAAAGACACAAATGGAATATCTGTCAAACGGTGTCAAGAATACAATCCTCATGCCGAATGAGGCGAGGAGGAAACTCGACATGTCAGATGCCGAGGGAGGGAATCGGCTTTATGGAAACGGGAATCTCATTCCCATAGAGATGGCAGGTGTGCAATACACCGAAAAAGGTCGGCGAGAGACCAGTGAAACAGAAAAAAAAGAAGAATCGGAGGGAGGTGAGGAGAATGCCGAAAGTGAGGAGGTTTGACTTCACAAAGAAGAATAAAAGAACCGGACAGGTGGACAAAGTCGGGTATTTGGATTTGAAAGAGGATGAACAGAAACAGAAATGCTCGCTCTATTTCTACGGTGACATCGTATCAGCGACATGGGAATCCATGTGGTACGAGGAGGACAAATGTCCGCAGGATATAGCTGATTTCCTGCATCAGCTTGATGAATACGAGGACATCGACATTTATTTCAATTCCGGAGGCGGTGACGTGTTTGCAGGACTGGCGATCTACAATCAGTTGAGGCGGCACGAGGGGCATAAGACCGGATATGTGGACGGACTGGCGGCAAGTATCGCGTCGGTCATCATGTTCGCCTGCGACGAACTGCATTTTGCGTCCGGTGCTCAATGTATGGTTCATAAACCGTCATGTATTTCATGGGGAAATGCAGATGATTTTGAGGAGACCATCAAGCAGTTGAACAAATGCGAGGAGTCCATTCTCGACATCTACATGGAGCATGTGAAGGACGGTGTCACACGGGAGACGATCAAGTCGCTCGTCGATGCGGAGACTTGGATGAATGGCAGTGAAGTTGCAGGATATTTCGACATAGAGATCGAGGGGCAGGCGGCAGCGGTGGCGTGTGCATCGGATTTCTATGAGAGATACCGTAATATTCCGAAAAACCTGCAAAGCAGGCAGACACAGGACATCGTCGAGGCGGTGATCGCGGCACTGGATGCGCGGAGCAGGGAAGAAAAAGAACAGAGAAACAGAGATGATTTAGAGGCGTTACTCGGAGATTTAGACGAGTACGGAATTTAGAGAGGAGACATGAAATGAACAAAGAATTGCAGAAATTACTCAAAGAGATCAATGACAAAAAGAATGCAGTCCGTTCCCTTGCGAATGAGGGAAAGATTGAGGAGGCAAAGAAAGCAAAGCAGGAGCTTGTTGCGTTGCAGGATAAATTCAACCTGCTCATGGATTTGGATGACGACGAGGGGGATGGCATCGAGGACGCAATCAATTCCGGCAAGGTAAAGGACATCACAGGAGGAGCAGCAGACCCGAAAGCAAAGAAAAAGAATCTCGTGAAAGCATTTGTCAATATTGTCAAGTGCGAATTTCTCAAGAGAGAGCCGGAAGAGGCAGATGTGACGACATACAAGGACGCACTTACATCCGATGCAACTCCGAATGAGGAGGGGGAATCGGGAATCGGCGTTGTCATTCCGGAGGACATCAGAACGGACATCATCGAGTTGAGGCGTTCCGAGGATAATTTGGAGCAGTACGTCAATGTTGAGAATGTTACCACAAAGAGCGGCTCAAGGAATATCGAGGTTGATGCGGATTCCGTGCCGTTTGATAACGTGGACGAGGAGGCGGATTTCCCCGAAATGGATGAACCGAATTTCAAAAAGATCAAATATGAGATCAAGAAGAAAGGCGGCATCTTGAAGATCACCGCAGAACTGTTCGAGGATGCGGCACAGAATGTCATGGCATACATCAATAAATGGATTGCCAAAAAGACAAAGGCGACCCGTAACGCGATGATTCTCAAGACAATCAACACCATGACCGCAGGGAAAGAGGTTGTTATTTCCTCGATCGACAGCCTCAAGGATGTTTTCAATGTGAGCCTTGAGCCTGCGATTGCGCTTAGTGCAGTCGTTATCACGAATCAGAGCGGATTTAATTACCTTGATAAACTCAAGGACAGCGACGGGAAATATATTTTGCAGCCGAATCCCACGCAGCCGACGCAGATGCTTTTGTTTGGAAAGTATCAGATCATCAAGGTGTCGAACAAGGTTATCAAGAGCGAGATCATTAAGAACGCATCGGAAAAAGTGACAGGATACAAGCATCCCGTTTATATGGGCGATCTGAAAGAGGCGGTCACTCTGTTCGACCGCAATGTCATCACAATCGACATGAATGACAAGGCGGCAGGACTGTGGGAGAAAGACATGACCGGAATCAAGGTGAGAGATCGTTTTGACGTGCGGCCTGTTGACGAGGCAGCAGTCATCAAGGGGAACATCACGGAGACGGTGCAGGGATAAGAGAAAAAGAGCAGTCGCCTCAAAGACTGTCCTGTCGGAAAGTGGGTGGATGCAGTGACAGACGAGGAGAGACAGAAACAGAGAGTAAAACTGATTTCTGAATGCAAAAAATACAATCATATCGACTATGACGACGACGAGGACATCATTGAATTGATGTTTGATGTGACCGTTGCAGAGATGACGGAGTTGATTCCGAATTTCAGCATGGAGACACTCACGCCACGTCAACACCTGCTCATTTTGGTATGTGTGAAAGACCTTTACGACAACCGTGAGAAATACGGAAAAGAGGGAAAGAAATTGCAGGCAGCAGTCTCCTCGATGTTACTCAAGGAAATGTATGGAGGAAAGAAATGACCGGAAGAATCGTTATCATGAGAGACACCTCGGAGGTAGTGGACGGCAGGAATGAGACGAAATCAGAGGAGTATTTCAAATGTTGGTGCGATGTCTCCGATCTGCTTTCAACAGAAAAATATGCGGCATTGCAGCAATCGCTTGAGGAGACTGCGGTTTTTAAGGTGAGGAGGTGCGCAAAAACAGACGCGATGTGGATGCACCTCAAAGGGTTCTCGGTTATTTACAAAGGGGATTCATTCAATATCTATGCGATGACACCTGCGGAAAACGGAACTCGGTATCTGCTCAAATGCAATCGTGTTTCATAAGGTGTCAGAATGTGACACAAAGGCGGTGAAATATGCGGATTGAGATGGAATTTCAAGGACTGGATGAACTTGTCAAAGCGTTGGAGAAGTGCGCGACCGAAAAAGAAATCCAAAGTCTGAATAAAAACATTGTCACGCAGGCACAGCCACTGATTGAGACAGCGATGTCAAAAGAGATGCCAAAATCGAGGAATCAAGAACTTTCCGGACGTGGATTCGGTTCAAAGTCACATCCGACCGGACATGCGGCGAATGCTGTGCCGATCGAAAAGGTCAAGGTGCGAGGAACGCGAGCGGAGGCAGATGTGGGATGGACGAAATCAGATAACAGCGAGCACTTTTATGTAAAATTCATAAATTGGGGAACTGTTGACAGACCTCCGCAGGAGTTCATTTATAAGGCAGGACGTGCGGTTGAGGGGCAGATTCAGAGCATAGCAGAAAAAGAGTATCAAAATTTCTTAGACAGGACGGTGGGGTGATTCGATGGCAGACATCATCAAAGACGCATCCGACGCATTGAAAGAGGTGTCTGATTCCGGAATACAAGTCGTGCAGGGATGGTATAGGAAAGATATAAAAAAAACACATGTGACCTTGTGGGATTTGGGAGAAACAGAGGGAGATCATTCGGATGACGATGCCGAGGGAACGGAGCAGGCAGTGCAGGTCACGATCTTCTCAAAAAAAGACGAGGTCGCACTGGCAGAGAAAATAAAGAAGTTGATGAAACAACATGGATTTCTTTATGAGGCGAGAAATGCAGACGATTCAGAGCCTCAAAATGGGATTTACATGAAAGCGCAGAGATTCAACAAGTTTTACGAAGAAATGGAGGAATAAAAATGGCAGATGCAGTAAAAGCAGGAGTTGAAACGATCGTGAGGAGCAGATATTGCGGATTGCGTGATATTTATATTGCGAAACTGACGCAGAATACACAGACAGCGTATGCAGCAGATGTTCCGGTCAAATTGGCGAGGGCGATCAATGCAAAGATTTCGGATAAATGGTCGAGCGAGAAAATCTATTCCGATGACGGAACGGAGGACACGATCACATCATACGAGGGAACGGAGGTCGAGATCGAGGTTTCCACGCTTGCGCCGCAGGATAGAGCACTCTTATTCGGTCAGTTATACGAGAACGGATTCCTTGTCAAAAGCAAAGATGACCTTGCGCCGGAGTTGGCACTCGGATTTCGGACAAAGCGCAGAAATGGAAAGTATGAATTTACATGGCTGTACTGCGGCAAGTTCGGACAGGGAGTTGATGATGAATTTGAGACACAGGCAGAAAAGGTCGCAGTAAAGAGCAACACCATCAAGGGCGATTTCTATGACCGTCAGAAAGATGGACAGTATCAGATTGTTGTCGACGAGGGGAATCTGTTAGAGGAGCACACGGACGCAAAGACAGCGATCGCAGATTGGTTCGGCAAGGTGCAGGAAAAAGAGCAGGCAGCAGGATAATAAAAGAAGATAGCAGGAGGGAAAGAACATGGCACAGCACAGAATCACAATAGACAACAAAGAGTATACAATGCCGAAAATCAGCGCGGACGACTATATGGACTATTTGGACGCATCCGAGACGATCAACGGCTCAACAAATGCAGGCTATAAGAGGGAACACATTCAGTTGATGTGTGAGTGGATTGTCCGTCTGTATGACAATCAGTTTACGATCGAGGAACTGAAAGACAGGAAAAAAGGTCTTTCTGCGGATGAAATCATCACCGAGTTTATGATGGTAGACATGGACATCGCCGGAAAGATACAGAAGAAAATGGAGGACATTCAGAAAAATTTTACCGTCGTCAAGTGATGCCGGAAATATACATCGCCTGCGGTGAGGACAGATGTTTCGTGAACCATATCACAGTCGGACAATATCGGCAGTATGCGGAACTCATGGAAAAGAACGGAGGCGAAAGACTGTCGGATGCGATGTTTTTCAACCAAAAGATCGCACAGGAAATATTCGGCAGCAGGATGTCACTTGAGGAGTTAGGTGAAACAGATGCCGTCGAGGTGCTGACGGCAGCGAAAACAATTCATTTTGTGATGCAGGATATCATCACTCCAAAATTTTTGGAATTGATGGACGATGAACCTGTGGAGCAGGAAAAGTCGGCGTTTGATGATTATGACCGAGAGAATGGTTATGACGAGTTAGAATCGCAACGGAGTTTGTGGGATGTATGCTCGGACAACGTCGACCGAGTGATTCAGATAGCAATAAAATTATTAAATAATTCATACAGTCAATGCCTTGAGACTGACATCGTGGCGTTGCTTGATTACTTGAAATTTGCAATCAAGACGGTAAACGAGAAACAGTAGGAGAGGAGGGAACTGAATGGCTTATGTAAGCGTGAAAGCGTCGGCAGATGCGAACTCGTATCAAAAGACGATGAAAGCGATGGCTCAAGAGGCGAAAGCACTGGCGAGCCAATGGACAGCGACGCAGGCAAAAGCAAAGACATTCGGCTCTCAAACCGACATCCTCAAGGCAAAAGCCGGAGCGTTATCAGATAAAATAAAGTTGCAAAAAGAGATCGTCAAGACGACAGGCGATCAATACGGAAAACTTTCCACAAAACTGTCGGAGCAGAAATCCAAACATGCCGAACTGAAATCGAAAGTCGACGAAATACGGAAAGCCTACGAAAACTCTGCAAAGGCGACGGGGGAAGATTCAGAGGAAACAAAGAAACTCAAAGAGGAACTGACAAAACTTGAGGCAGAGTTGAGGACGAGCGAAAACTCGATCAATCAGACAGAAAATGCTCTCAACAAGCAGGCGGTCGCGGCAAATAATGCAGAGGCAAAACTCTCCGAGATGGAGGGCGAACTCGAACAGGTCAACAAGGAATTAAAAGATCATAAACTCGATGCTTTTGCGAATGGATGCGACAAGGCAGGTCAGAAACTTGAGGCGTTCGGTCAAAAGATGATGGTGGTGTCGGCAGGCATTGCAGCATTTGCGACGGGTGCCGCAAAGATGGCAGTTGATTTCGAGGATGCCATCGCCAAAGTGTCCACGATTATGGACACCGGAGAAATGTCTGTGGAGGAGATGGAGGACGCGATCGTCGATCTGTCGAATGAGACGGGGATTGCAGCAGGAGAAATCGCTGATAATGTTTACAATGCCATCAGCGCAGGACAAAAGACCGGAGATGCAGTCAATTTCGTTCGGCAGTCCACAAAACTGGCGACGGCAGGGTTCGCAGAATCCGGAGATACGCTCGACCTGCTGACAACGATTTTGAATGCGTATGGATTAGAGGCAGAACAGGTCACAAATGTCTCGGATATGCTCATTCAGACACAGAACCTCGGAAAGACGACCGTTGCAGAGTTATCCTCCGCAATGGGTAAAGTTATCCCGACAGCGAATGCGAACAAAGTGGCACTCGACCAATTATGCGCCGGATATGCGATCATGACAGCGAACGGCGTGGCGACGGCAGAGTCTACGACATACATGAACTCGATGCTCAACGAGTTAGGAAAAACGGGCAGCACGACGGACGTGATTCTCCGAGAGAAAACCGGAAAATCGTTCAGCGAGTTGATGGCGAGCGGTTCGAGCCTCGCGGATGTACTTGCAATAGTTGACGGCGCAGCAAAAGAGCAAAATCTCACGATGGCAGACATGTTTTCCTCATCAGAGGCAGCAAAAGCGGGTCTCATTTTGTTGGGAGACAGCGCAGACACATTCAACAGTACGCTCGGACAGATGCGAGAATCGACCGGAGCAACAGACGCGGCGTTCGACAAGATGAAAACGACCTCGTATAACATCAAACTGACACTCAATGAGTTGAAAAACACAGTGATGCAGTTTGGTCAAACGATACTGACATCGGCAACTCCGATCATTGAGGAGTTTTCCGAAAAGGTCGGAATGTTGTGCGAGTGGTTCGGAAATCTGAACGAGGGGCAGCAGCAGACAATCATCAAGGTGGGTCTGTTTGCGGCAGCAGTTGCACCTGCATCCATTGCAATAGGCAAGTTGGGGCAGGGGATAAAGACGGCGGTCAATACATACAAGAGTATGCGAGATATTGTCGGGAAAGTCATTGCGAAACTGGCAGGAAAGACAGCAGCAACGACAGCAGATGCAGCAGCAGACGCGGCATCTGCCACAGCATCAGCAGCGAGCACAGCGGCGACGGGCGCGCAGGCAACGGCACAGGGAGCACTGACAGCGGCGACAGCAGCATCAACAACGGGAATCAGAGCATTCACGGCGGCACTGTTGAGCAATCCGATTACATGGGTGGTTTTAGCGGTTGCAGGACTTGTCGCAGGATTTGTCGCTTTATATAAAAACTCCGAGACGTTCCGGAACGCAGTCAATAAACTATGGGCGACCATCAAAGCGGCATTTGGGAAGATTGCAGAGGTTGTCTCGAACGTATTCGGAAAAGTAAAAGAGGTTATCGGGAACGCGATGACGGCAGCGAAAGAAGTCGTCACCGAGAGATTAGATAATATCAAAGCAGCCTATGAGGAGAACGGGGGAGGAATAAAAGGAGTAGTCGCCGGAGCATGGGAGGGAATCAAAGGGTATTACACCGCAGGATTCTCATTCGTGGATAAGTTGACCGGAGGCAAACTCACGGAAATAAAGAATAAATTCATTGAATCAGATTTCGGGCAGGCCACACAGAAAGCATTTGGAACGGTCAAAGAAGTCGCCGGAACGGTGCTCGGAGCAGCAAAGGAAACTGTCACCGAGAGATTAAACAGCATCAAAGCGGCCTATGAGGAGAACGGGGGAGGAATAAAAGGAGTAGTCGCCGGAGCATGGGAGGGAATCAAAGGGTATTACACCGCAGGATTCTCATTCGTGGATAAATTGACCGGAGGCAAACTCACAGCAATCAAAGAAAAGTTTTCGGGCAAATTAGGAGAAATCAAGGCAGCAGTCATCGAAAAATTGACAGCAGTCAAAGACGCATTCTCCAATGTGTTCGCAAAATGCAGCGAGGTCGTCTCGAATGTATTTAACACAATAAAGAATGTCATCACAGTGGCATTCATGGCGATTCGGGAGATTTTCAATGCGGCAGTGACGATCATCACGCTACCATTCCGGTTCATTTGGGAGAATTGCAAAGGGATTGTCATTGAGGTATGGAATACCATCAAAGAAAAGGTTCAGACGGCGATTGAGACGGTACATGAAGTTATTTCGTCGGTTATGGCGGCAATCAAAAAAGTCATCAGTTCGGTGTGGGATGCCATTAAGAACAAAATAAATTCCGTACTTGAGGGATTAAAAACTATCATCATGACAATTTTTGATTTCTTCTTTGCGAGAATAGAGTTCATCTTGAACAGAATCCTATCAGTTATCACAACAGTATGGACGACGATCAAGACCAACGTCATGACGATTCTGAATGCGATTCGAGATGTCATCAATTTAGTATGGGAGACCATAAAGACGAATGTCACGATCGTAGTCAATGCGATAAAGGCAGTAGTCACAACCGTATGGAATGCCATCAAAACAGCAGTCACGACGGCGGTCAATGCGATAAAGACAGTAGTCACGACGGCGTGGAATGCAATCAAGAGCACAGTGCAGACCATAATGTCGGCAATTCAGACGACCATCACAACGATATGGAATGCGATTCGGACGACAGTCGTCTCGGTGGTGAATGCAATTCAGAGCACCGTGAGCAGCGTTTTCAATGCCCTAAAGAACACCGTTTCCTCGATATGGAACGGAATCAAGTCCGCGATCGAAACACCGATTAACGCGGCAAAAACGGCGGTGCAAAATGCGATCAATGCAATGAAAAACGCATTCAATTTCGAGTGGTCGCTGCCTAAATTGAAATTGCCACATTTCAGCATCTCCGGCAGTTTCAGCTTGAATCCTCCGTCAGTACCTAGTTTTTCAGTGGAGTGGTACAAAACGGGCGGCATTATGATGAATCCGACGCTTTTCGGATTCAATGGTAACAGGGCGATGGTAGGAGGCGAGGCAGGAGCGGAGGCGATTCTCCCTCTTGAGCAGTTCTACACAAGGCTGAACAGGATGCTCGACAGCAAATTGCAGGCGATCAATAACATGACAAAGGTCTATGTTGATAACAAGGTATTCCTTGACGGAGACGAGATTGCAAGCAGGACGGAGACAAGGGTCAGCGATAAAATGGCAGATAATTATAAAAAGAGGAGGTAAGAAAGCAGATGAAGATTGCAGAGACGGACATCAAAATATTTCGGGCAAAGCAGTTAAAAGTCGAATTTCAACCTCCTCCCACGGTGGTGGATGTTGAGATGTTTGAGGGGGCGTTGACACCGTCAGAGAATGACACGGACACGCCTCTGTCATCCATCAAAGTCGAGGTATATTTCAGAGGAGAGAGCAGAGATGAAATCCGGAGGAATGTGAGTAAGTTTTGCGCTCTCCTGCAAAAAGGAACGCCTCTCACATTAGACGGATACCGCGACGGATTTATGGGTTACATGACATCGAACACGACGACTAAAACCATCACAGGAAAACGGTATAGAGCAGAATTTGAGTTTTCCGGATATTGGTTTTCGGACGAGGTTGAATTGAATTTCAACGAGGTGAGCGAGTTTTCATTCGATGCGGAGGGAACAAGAGACGCACCCTGCATCATAAGCATGACAGCATTGTCATTTGTAGAGGAATTAAAAATCACAGGTTTTTCGGATGAAATCATAATCACAAACATCAACAGAGGCGAGACCGTGGTGATCGACGGGGAACAGGGAACGGTCATGGTGGACGGGAAAAACAAATTTCTTGATGTTACCTTGTGGGAGTTCCCGTTTCTGACGGTTGGGGAGAAAAAGACACATAACATTGTTGTTTCGAGTGACAGGATGATGGTGACTATCAGATACAGACCGATGTGGTTATAGGAGGCGCGACATGATTTTATATAATGACGAGCATGTGAAAATATGCACCATGTCCGCATATAAAGGGCGATGTATAACAAGCACATTGAAAACCGGAGACAAGGAAATGACATTCATGTTCCGGAGGAATTACCGATACGCAAAGCAGATCAAAGAGGAGGGGTATATCCGGACAAAGACAGACGAGTTCGTCATTAAAAAGGTTGAGCCTGCGGATGGGTGGTATACATGCACCGCGCAGATGAACGTGGAGGAGTTGGAGGGGAAACAGTTCCCGACAGGATTCACAAGCACCGAACAGACGGCTATTTCCTGCGTGTCAGCGGCAATCGAGGGAACGGGATGGACGGTCATCCGGTGCGAGGTTACAAAGAGGAGAACCATCAAACAGGAGAGTAACTGTTCCGCGTGGGAGATCATTCAGTCGGTCATTACAACATATCGGTGTGAGGTGGCATTTGATAGCATAGGGAAGACGATCTCAATTTATGAAAAGATCGGGAAAGATAGCGGAACGTATTTCATAGAACGTCTCAATCTGAAAAAGTTGCAAATTCAGTCGGATTCGTATGACTTTGCGACACGGCTGATTCCGGTCGGCAAAGACGGCCTCATGCTCAATATAGACGGAAAAAATTACATAGAAAATTATCAGTATTCCCGAAAGATAAAGACGGCAACGTGGAAAGATGACAGATATTCGGTTATGTCCTCGTTGCTTGAGGATGCAGAGGCAAAACTGGATGAAATGTCAAAACCATATCGGTCGTACACAGTGGAAATAAAAGACCTTGCAGCATCAAGACCGGAAAAATATGGTGAAATACTTGGATTTGGTCTCGGAGACACGGTCATGCTGATCTCAAAGTCAGAGAGGATTCGGGAAAAGCATCGAGTTGTGAAGATGTATGAGTATCCGGAGAATCCGGATGCAAATAAATGTGAACTTGCGAATACAAGGCTTTCGTTCGAGGAATTGCAAAAACAGGAGCAGGAATTGCAGGCGGCAGAGATTTCGGCGGTGGCATCGAGCGCAGCGACGGAAACTCTTAATGATGCGGTCGAAAACAGCGAGGAAATCCAAAAGATAGCCGCACAGATACGAGCAGCAGTGGAGGCGGCAGTCGACGACACGATGCGTCAACTGTATGCAACAAAAGCAGAGGTGCAGTCGGCAAGGGATGACGCTGTGGAGGAATCAGAAAGAGTCCTCATTGATACGCTTGAAAGTTATTCCACAACCACGCAGGTGGAGGAGATGCTCACGGAGGCGATCACGAATGAGGCAATCTCGATTGCGAAGATGTATGCGACGAAAAAGAGCCTCTCCGACACGCAAAAAGCCGCAGAGGAGACGATAAATGACCTCAAAGACAGAATTGTATGGATTGCGGACAAAACGGGTTATTTAAGCGAATATGAGGACAGATTTGCGGAGGCAAGAGAGACAGAGCAGGACGGAGGTGAGGATGAATGAATATCATCAGACATATAAAAGTTGATCTGTATGGAGATGTGAAAAGGTATGCAGTGGCGGCGAAACAGTTGGACATGGCGACACGTTATGTCGGAGTAACATTGACAGTTGACGGAGTTGAGTGGGAGATTCCGAAAGATGTTGAGATTGCCGTGGCAATGAGAAAACCGGACGAGAATAGGGTGTGGAATGACTGCACTCGTCAGAAAAACGAGGTGCTCATACCACTCACACGTCAGATGCTCGCCGTTCATGGAACGGCTCTCTGTGATGTGGAACTGTATCAGAATGGAGCACTCCTGTCGAGCGCGTCCTTTGAACTGGAAATCTATCCGTCACAGAGGGTCGACGAGACGATCATTTCTTCGGGAGAATATACAAGACTTGAGAATGCAATTTATGCGGCGCGTGAGGCGTTGCAGATGGCGCAGGAGACATCAGAGCGTATCAATGCAGAAGAGGCATTGCGTGAGGCAGCAGAGGCCGTCAGAGTTGCGCAGGAAAAGGCGAGGGAGATCAAAGAAAGCCAACGGGAGGACAGGACAGCGGCAGCAATCAAAGACTGCATTGAGGCGACACAGGATGCAATCGAAAAGACTGCGGCCTGCGTAAAAGCAACAGAGGCCGCGCGGAAAGTCGTCATTGACATGTCCGGACTGAATGCGATTCTCAATGAGGTAAAGGACTATTATGAGAGAATCAGAGCACTCGAAACAGACATCAACATCACCATAGACGGAGGAACGGCGAAGAGCAGGGAGTTCCTGCTCATAGACGGAGGAACAGCGTTCTCAACGGACTATGATAAATATAACGCAGGCAGAGCGCACACGATTTAGGAAAGAGGTGAGAGAGTAATGGCAACCGCAACAATCAGAATTAAAAAGGATACAACGGCGAACTGGACAGCATCGGGAAGAGTGCTTGATGATGGCGAACTCGGTATCGAAATTACCGAGGAGGGTCATCGCGTCATCCGTGTCGGCGACGGGGTAAGTGCATTTATGAACTTGCCTGTCGCAGTGGATATCGAGGCGATCAATGCAATAAAGACCGGAATGGACACCAATGCGAAAAAGTATTACGAGGACATGGTGAACAAGGGAGAGGAGATGCTCAAGAAGATGGAGCAGCAGGCGATCACGGTCGAGTTGCAGGATGATGAGACAAAGATTGATTATCGGATGGGGATTTCAAACGGTTCACTCTATTTTGAGGAGGTTGACGAAAAGACAACAGCACCGGAGGATGGAGACAGTGATTCACCGGAGGAATCCGAAAACGAAAATAATGAGGAGGTAAGCGAGTAATGGCAGCAGGAGACAGAATTTTCATGGCAAAGGAGGAAACGTCGCAGGAAATACTTAAAAATACAGAGAGAATCCTCGCAGGCGCAGCAGAAAAACCGAAACGATATGGAATGCGGATAAATTTGGCTGACAGCAATCCGGCGACGAGGGTGACGTATCTGTATGATGCGGTCGGGATGACACCTGCAAAGATGAATTTCACGGCAGGGATGTTTGACTATGGCGATTGGGGAGATATTTGGTTCGTCAGAGATAATCGTCCGGTCATGCTTAATAATGACGGAACGGTCGACTATGAATTGAACCATGAGAACCACGCCCTCAAACTGACGGGAGGAGCAAGCGACATCGCATCCGTTGCATACGCAGGAAACGCGATGTCGGAGATTCCTTTGATTTGGGTCAAGAGGTATGCGGTCAAGAATTATCACTATGTGATTTTCTGTGAGACACAGTTTGATGAAACATATCACGCATATGCTCACACGGACGCAAATGGGAACATCCTGCCTGTGACGTATTTCCCGATGTATGAGGGTAGTGTAATAAATAACCGGATGCGATCTCTGTCCGGTCAGACAGTCTCGGCGAGCCTCACAGACGCGCAGGAGACAACGGCAGCGCAGCAGAACGGCGACAGGTGGGATAAACTTTCGTATTCGGAGTGCAATCTCATGTATGAAATGTGTACTCTGATTTCGAAAAGTACGAACTCACAGGCAGCATTCGGCGCAGGATGCAGCAATGCAACCGATTATCTCAAGACCGGAACAATGAACGGCCTCGGTCAGTTCTATGGATATAGCGGCGCGACCAATGGAGTGAAACTGTTCTATTGCGAGAATTTTTTTGGGAATTACTGGAAACGGGTTCACGGTCTGATAAATGACAATGGAATCATCAAAGTAAAGTTTGTGCCGCCGTATGACAGCACCGGAGCAGGATATATCAACACGGGAGTGACACCGTCCGGAACATCCGGAGGATATATCAACAAGATGGAAATGACGGACGGAGGCCGGATTCCTGCGGTTGCGTCCGGTAGTGAAACGACGTATGAGTGCGATGGTTTTTGGTTCAATAACGCGCAGGTCGACGTTGCGCTGTTCGGCGGCGACCGCAGCTTTGCGGCGAGGTGTGGCCTGTCGTACTGGAATTTGAACAACCTTGCG